CATGGGAAACACTGATCGTGTTTCCGTTTCCTTTTTCCCCGATCTTTGCCCGGAGTTCGCACGACATTAAACGGACTGAAAAGACACAACCAAACAAATGTTCTTTTACAAGGAGAAGTCAGGCTATGGCAAGAGGTAAGACCAGAGCGACTTATGAGGAGCTCATGAAGCTCGCTAAAGAGCACGGAGTGGAGAACAATGCGCTGTTCATCGCTGCTGCGGATCAGTACGACCTTCAGATCAACGTGATAAAGAAGATCCGTGACCAGATCGACGCATCAGATGACCTGACCTGCGAGAAAGTTTATCGTGGGAAGGAGAAAAACGAGTACGCGGCCCCGTTGCTCCGTGAACTGCCGAGACACATGGACTCGGCAAACAAGACTCTGGCGGTAATGCTGGAGATAATCAACAAATTAGGCAAGCCAGCCAAGAAGGAGTCAGCACTTTCCGCTTTTGAGAAGGAGTTTGACTAATGGAGAACTTCATCCTCAAGTATTATCAGGGGATAAGTGACGGATCCATAACGGTTGGCAAGTGGATAAAGCTGCTTTACGAATACATCGAAGAAGGCCTCAGAAAGAAGGCCTTTTTTTATGAAGCGAAGAAGGCAGCGAAGGCGATTACATTTATAGAACGATTCTGTCGGCACCATGAGGGGGAGCTGGGCGGTCAGCGGATCAAGCTGGAGCTGTGGCAAAAAGCTTTCATCTCCATCCTGTTCGGGATAGTTGATAAGGACGGCAATAGACAGTTCCATGAGTGCCTGTTGGTAATGGCCAGGAAGCAGGGCAAGACGCTCATAGGCTCGGCCATCGCTACATACTGTGCGTATGCTGATGGTGAGTACGGAGCAAGGGTGTACATGGCCGCTCCGAAACTGCAACAGGCCAACATCTGCTATGACCAGTGCTACCAGACGATCAAGAAGGAGCCGGAACTCGAACAGTTCGCCAAGAAGAGACGGACTGACATATACATCGAGTATTCCAACAGCTCCATCGCACCTCTGGCCTTCTCCGAGAAGAAGTCAGACGGTCTCAACGTCTCCTGTGCGATCCTGGACGAGATCGCATCGTGGAGAGGTCAGGCAGGACTCAGATTCTACGAAGTATTGAAGTCATCAGTCGGTGCTCGTAAGCAGCCGATACTTTTGGGCATCACGACTTCGGGATATGAGAACGACGGAATCTATGATGCTCTGATAGCCAGGGCGACAAGGATGCTAAACGGTGGAAGCAAGGAAACGCACTTCCTGCCGTTCTTATATATGATCGACGATGTCGAGAAGTGGAACGACATCAATGAGCTGCAAAAGGCGAACCCGAACCTGGGTGTCTCGGTATCACCGAAATACCTCATCGACGAGCTGGCGATTGCAGAGAACAGTCTTTCCAAGAAGGCTGAGTTCATGACTAAGTATTGCTGTGTCAAGCAGAACTCAAGCCAGGCATGGATAGACGCTCAGACGATAAAGAAGATGAGCGGAAAGGAACTGAAGTTCGAGGACTTCAAGAGTTCCTACTGTGTGGCAGGAATCGACCTGTCACAGACAACGGACCTCACGGCAGCTACGTGTCTTATCGAGAAAGACGGAGAGATATATGTCTTCGCTCATTTCTGGCTGCCTGCCGCAAAGATAGAAGAGGCGACGAGCAGAGACGGCATCCCGTATGAGAAATACATCGCACGCGGTGAGATGTCCCTCTCAGGCGAGAACTATATCGACTACGCTGACTGTTTCAGATGGTTAGTTAATCTCGTTGAACAATATGAACTGTTGCCGCTCCAGGTCGGTTATGACCGATACGGAGCACAGTACCTCGTGAACGATCTGAAAGCATACGGCTTCCAAACAGATGATGTTTACCAGGGCGATAACCTCTGGCCTGTCCTTCAAGAGATGGAAGGACTGTTTAAGGACGGAAAGGTACACATCGGCAACAACGATCTGCTCAAGATACATCTTCTCAATGCCGGGATAAAGTTCTCAGCCGAGCGAGGCAGGGGACGGTTGATAAAGCTCAGGGTGTCAGACCACATCGACGGTGTGGCCGCGCTTGCCGATGCCTTCTGTGTCAGACAGAAGCACTATGGCGAGTTAGGCGACAGACTAAAAAATTAAGGAGTAAAAGACATGGGATTGTTAGACAAGATTCTTGGCAAAAGTGAAAAGACTAACCAAGTAATCCAAGCAGGCGAGACCTTCAAGATGGTGTCAGCCTACGAGCCTGTGTTCCGTGATTGGCGCGGTGAAATATATGAGAGTCTTCTTGTCCGTGCGGCCATTGATGCCAGGGCAAGACACGCATCCAAGCTGAAGATCGAGATAGTCGGATCGGCCAAGCCCGATCTGATGGCAAGACTGGCAAGGAAGCCGAACCCGTGGCACACATGGAGCCAGGAACTATACAGGATCAGTACGATCCTTGACTGCTGCAACAACTGCATCATCGTTCCGATCTATGACAGCGGTCTGAACAAGATCGGCATTTTTGCCGTTCTCCCTTCGCAGTGCAAGGTGGTCAGGTACAAGGACGAGATCTATCTCAAGTATAAATACATGGGAGACAGAGAGACAGCAGCCTGCAAGTGGTCAGAGTGCGCGGTTCTTACAAGATATCAGTTCAAGAACGACTTCTTCGGATCCAGCAATCTTCCGTTAGATTCTACGATGGACCTGTTAGACATTCAGAGACAGGGTATCAAGGAAGCGATCAAGAGCACAGCCGGATATAAGTTCATGGCCAAGCTGTCGAACTTCACGAAAGTTGAAGATCTCAACAAGGAGCGTGAGAACTTCTCCGAGGCCGCTTTCGGTAAGGAGGCCAACAAGTCAGGCGTTCTCCTGTTCCCTAATACATACAACGAGATCAAGCAGATAGACATCAAGCCGTGGACACCTGACAAGGACCAGATGGAGCTCATCAACAAGAACATCTATTCCTACTTCGGTGTGAATGAGGATGTCCTCATGAACAAGGTCCAGGGCGATGCCTGGAGTGCCTTCTTTGAAGGTGCCATTGAGCCGTTCGCATTACAATTCTCCGAAGCCATGACCGCTGCCCTGTTCTCAGAGCACGAGATCGCGTTCGGGAACTGCATCATGGCGACGGCTAACCGCATCGCGTATATGTCGTTCAAAGACAAACTCGAATACGTTTCCCAGATGGGAGACCGTGGAATGTTGCTCATAGACGAGGCGAGGGAAGTATTCAACCTGGCACCGTTGCCTGACGGCAAGGGCCAGAGAGCACTCGCACGTGGTGAGTATTACGACACGACGGCAGATTCAAGCAAGGAGGATGAAGAAAATGCCAATCAAGAATGACAGAGAATACAGATCACTGGTCGTTGCACCTGTTGATGATTTCATCGTGGAAGGAAACTTCTCCACGTATGACCAGCCGTATATGCTCGGCAAGTATGACGAGCCCGGCTATCACGTCGAGGTATGGGAACAGGTCAGGAAGGGTGCTTTCGATAACACGGACCTCTCAGACGTAATCATGCAGTATGACCATCAGGGCAGAGTATTCGCAAGAAGATCAAACAACACTCTGGAGCTCGATCTCGAAGAGACACCTCACATGAGAGCGATGCTCGGAGGTACGGAGATAGGTCGCCAGCTCTACGAAGAGATCAAGGGCGGTTATACGACAAAGATGTCGTTCGGCTTCACAGTCCGTGGCGATGAGACGGAGAGAACGGAGACACAGGAAGACGGTGTCCTCAATATCAGAACCCTCCGAACGATAACGGACATCGGCAAGCTCTACGACGTTTCCGCTGTTAGCCTTCCGGCTAACGATCAGACAGATATTTCAGCTCGTGCTTTTTCTGCCGGAGTAGCAGAGGAAGTTCTTGGGGAGATCAAGAAGGCAAAGGCTCAGGAGATGGAAATAAAGAGAGAAGAGGCTCGTAAGAGGCTCGAACTCAAACTCAAATTAGGAGGACAGGAAAATGTCTAACGAAGAAATCATGAAGTTGACTTCTGAGCAGGTCGAGGCACGTATTGCCGAGATCAGATCACTGGTCGATGACAAATCTTCGGAGGCTGACTTCGACGCACTCAGTGCAGAAGTTGATGCCCTCGAAGCACGCAAAGCTGTTCTCGTTGAAGAGCAGCGCAAGGCAGACCTCACAGCCGTTATCGAAGGCGCAGGTGAGGAGACCACAATAGAACTTCCACAGGAGGAAAGAAAAATGGATTTGAAGGAAATCAGAAGCTCTCAGGAGTATATCGAGGCTTTCGCTGAGTACATCAAGACAGGTAAGGACACAGAGTGCAGAAAGCTCCTCACAGAGCTCGCAAGCTCTGACAACGGCACAAACGTTGTTCCCGTTCCTACATTCGTAGAGGACGAGATCAGAACAGCATGGGACAACAACAAGATCCTCGCAAGAGTTAAGAAGGCATACATGAAGGGTATCGTTCGTGTTGGTTTCGAGATCTCTGCTGACGGTGCTGTTGTTCACGCAGAAGGCGCAACAAAGCCCAACGAAGAGAACCTCGTTCTCGGTGTTGTTGAGCTCAAGCCTGCTTCAATCAAGAAGTGGATCACCATTTCTGACGAAGCAGTTGATCTCAAGGGTGAGGCTTTCCTGCGTTACATCTATGACGAGCTCACATATCAGATCGCTAAGAAGGCTGAGGATGAGCTCATCGCTGCTATCAAGGCTTGTGGCACAGTTTCCACAAACACACCTTCTACAAACGTAGCAGTTCCCGTTGTTGTCAACACAGGCACGCTCACAGCTATCTCTGAGGCTATCGCACAGCTTTCCGACAAGGCTGCTAACCCTGTTGTCATGATGAACAAGGCTACATTTGCAACATTCAAGGCTCTCCAGTATGCCGCTAACTATCCCGTAGATCCTTTCGAGGGATGTGACGTTCTCTTCAACGACACCATCGCTTCTTTCGACGCAGCTACAACGGGTGTACCTTATGCAATCGTTGGTGACCTCGGTGTTGGTGCTCTTGCTAACTTCCCGGAGGGTGACGGTGTTGCAATCAAGTATGACGATCTCTCACTCGCTGAATATGACCTCGTAAAGATCGTAGGCCGTGAGTACATCGGCATGGGCGTTGTTGCTCCGAAGGCTTTCGTTAAGATCATCAAGAACGAAGCATCCTGATAGACAAGAATAAAAAAGGGAAAAGACTATGGACAATCTGAAGATACTTGTAGCGGTGCCTGCTATGGACACCGTGGCGGCTGGGTTTGCCCAGTCGCTTGCCACTTTGAACAAAGTCGGGCAGTGTTCCGTGAGTTTTATCTGCGGTTCGCTGATCTATGATGCCAGGAACAAGCTGGCAGCACAGGCGATGGAGATGGGAGCGGACTACATCATGTGGTTTGATTCTGACATGGTCTTCGAGCCTGACACGCTGTACAAGCTCCTGGAAGATGCCGTGACATACGATGCTCACATCGTAAGCGGTCTGTATTTCAGAAGGTCTGCTTTATATACGCCTGTTGCGTTCCAAGATTTCACCATCGACGAGAACGATCACGCGCACTGGACAGACTACAACGGAGAGCTGACCGGCATACACAAGGTCGGTGGCGTAGGCTTCGGATGTGTCCTGGTCGATATCCAGGTAATTATTGAGTGCTTTGGAAAATATAGGACTTGCTTCTCACCGATCGGACAGGTCGGTGAGGACCTGTCCTTCTGTCACAGAGCAAAGGAGCTCGGCTATGACACGTATCTTGACTGTGATGTCAAATGCGGTCACGTCGGTCACCTGATCGTGACGGAAGATCTCTACAAAGCTGTTCATGGAGGACTCAATGATGAAAGTAAAAGCTAAGACGGGTTTCTTCTATGGTAAGCAGCTTTGCAAGAAGGGCGATGTCATCGAGATCAAGCCTTCCGAGTTCAACGGCATCAACATGGTGCAGGTCGAAGAGGAAGAGAAGGTCGAAGAGGTCAAGCCTGCAAAGACTTATACCAGGAAGACAACAACGAAAAAGACTTCTAACAAGAAGTCAAAATAACAGGAGGGATATATGACACAGGCTCAACTCTTGCTGGCTTGCAAGCTGGCTTGCAGAGTCTCTTCAGACTCTTTGGACAGTGAATTTGAGGAGCTTATCAAGTCGGCCTATGGTGATCTTGAGATCTCCGGAATCGCTGACACGGAAGGTAATCCTTATACTGTCGAGACATCAGATCAGCTTGTGGTCACTGCTGTTAAAACTTATGTCAAGCTGCATTTAGGCGATCTTTTGGATATGAACGCATACGACAGGCTCTCCGCTTCCTACTGGGAGCAGAAGGCACAGCTCAAGATGCGTACACATTCAGATTCGAGGTATCAGGAGGAGTCGTAATGAATCACATTATCAGCTTCTTCCTTCCCAAAGAATCGAGCACAAAAGACGCAACAGGACAGACGAAAGTCACGAAAGAGTGGAAGTCCTTCATCGGTCAGCAGAAGTCAGTCTATCAGAATGAGTTCTACAAAGCTGACCAGGCAGGGATAAGACCGCAGGGTGTGATCCTGATGAGCTCGTTCGATTACAGTGGCGAGTCTTCACTCAAGATCGGATCCGATGAATACACCATCTATCGTACTTTTGAAGTCGGAACGGACCGCATCGAACTCTATTATGGAGAGAGGGTAGGAAATGGATAGTTTGCTCGTAGAAATGAACCGCATACTCGGAATGTACACCAAGAATGTCAATTCCACGGTGCAGGCGGTCATGAATACGACGGCACGTGATGCTGCCAACAAACTGAAAGCCACATCTCCTAAAGCGAGCGGAGATTATGCAAAGAACTGGGCAGTAAAAAAGGAGAACGGCTATGCCGTTGTCTATAACAAGGCACCGACATACAGGCTCACTCACCTTTTGGAAAATGGTCACGACATCAAACGTGATGGTGTGAAGATTGGTGATGCTCCTGCCCATCCTCATATAAAGCCCGTTGAACAATGGGTACAAGAGGAGCTCCCGAAAAGATTAGAGGAGGCGTTAGGCTCATGAGTATTCAATCCATAGTATCTGCTCTTACGACAGCCAAGTTTGACGTACATCTTGGCAAGGCTCCGAACGGCACTGTCTGTCCTTATCTGGTGCTCAAAGAAATAGAACAGCCTAACTTTGCAGCAGACAATAAGACATTCAAAGAAACTACTTCGCTTCGCATCGTAATGGTCGAGGCAGAAGTCCACAATTGGACTCTCATATCCACGCTGAAGAGCGAGCTCGACAAACTGGGACTGACTTATTCGGTCACTCTTGTCGATGAGCCCTCCGAGCACGTTTGTGAGAGTTACTACGACATAAGATTTTTAGGAGGAATTGAAAATGGCTGAAGCAAAAGTTTTCTACGGCCTTTCAAATGTTCACTACGCTAAGATCACAGAGACAGTTGACTCTGACACTGGCGTTGTAACAACATCATATGGCACTCCGAAGGCATGGCCCGGTGCCGTAAACATCCAGCTCGATCCTTCCGGCAATCCCACATTCTTCTCCGCTGACAATATCGCTTATTATGCACTCGCTAATAACCGCGGTTATGAAGGCGACTTTGAGTGTGCGATGATCCCCGAAGATGTCCAGGTAGATGCACTTGGTGCTACTATCGACGACAACGGACTCATCGTTGAGACCGACAAGGACCAGGTCACATACTTTGCACTCCTCTTCGAGTTCGAGACAGACCAGAGCGCAAGACGTTACTGCTTCTACAAGGTATGCCTTGCTCAGAGGCCTTCTGTCGCTTCCGAGACAGTTGACGTTAATGGCGATCTCGCTGTTAAGACCGAGAAGGTTAAGTTCAGAGCAGTTCCGCAGACCTCTGTTGTAGAGATCGACGGAGTCGAGAAGCATCTCGTTAAGGCTGCTACCGGCAAGACCACGAGCGCAGAAGCATACGCAGCTTGGTATTCAGCAGTTCCTGAGCCGTCTTTCGATGGTGAGAGCTCCTGATAGTTACCACATAACAGGCACAAGGGGAGAGGCAATACGCCTCTCCCTTTTTCTTAAAGAAAGGGAAAAGAATTATGTTTGACACATCAAAGATCGAGATCAACGCAGCATTTTACGAACTTTTTGAAAGCGTATTCGACGAGGACTTCTTTGTTATCCTGACTTCCATGAATCCGTCAGGACGTATGAAGGCCCTGAGAGCAAAGAAAGCCGAGGAACTTTCAGAAGAAGAGCGGGCAGAGGTAATGAAGTTCAATGCCTCACTGCTCAAGAAGTACAACAAGTACACACAGAGGATCGCGTACATCGGTTCTCTGCTCTACAAGAAGAAATACAGCGGAAATTATGAAGACTATCTGTCATTTCTGGCTGAGTGTGAGGTCTCTGACTTCTTGAAGCCGGAAGTACAGAACGAGATATGGAAAAAGATCAATCTCGATCAGGCACTCCCTAAGTCGGCAAAAAACGCGTAAAGGCCGCAGCGACAATAAGACCGATGACCACTTCGCTCTTTCAGTTGAGAGCGTTGGAGCTTGGCATACGCAAGCAGGATCTGAGGTTTTATTCATGCGGCCAGATCTTCGGGATCCTGATGGAGAAGAGCAACGACAACTACGACTGGCCAAGACGTGCCACGCAGGATGACATCAATGCTCTATTTCCCATGTAAGAGGTAAAGAAAAATGGCAGGCAACATTAAGGGCATTACAATTCAGATCGAAGGTAAGACATCAGGCCTGGTCAATTCTCTCAAGGACGTTGAGAGCCAGATCAAGAAGGACGATGCAGCCTTAAAGAATCTTGAAAAGGCACTGGAACTGGATCCGACGAACGTCGATCTGTTGGCAGCTAAGGAAGCTGTGCTCGCAGACAAGACGGAAGCCGTCTCTCAGAAGATGGAGATCTTGAAGCAGGTCCAGGCAGATGCCCTTTCAGAACTGCCGGAAGACTCACAGCTAACAGCTTCACAGATGGCCGATCTCGAAGCGGAGATCGCCATGACGAGTGCCACACTGGACTCACTGAGTGGTGATGCCGACAGTGCATCTGGCGATCTTCAAGAGACAGGTGAGTCGGCAGAAGAGGCAGGCGATGAGGCAGAGGAAGCAGGCATATCCTTTGAAGAATTTGGCGAAGCTGTCGAAGCTGCTGCCGAGGTAGCCGCTGCCGCTCTTGAAGCCGTTGTCGTAGCCGCAGCCGCAGTAGGCGCAGGCATCGCAGCAGCTATGGCCGAGGCAGGCAGTGCTCTCATTGACTGCACGATGAACACGTCACAGCTTGCTGACGAGCTCCTGACGTTATCCAGTACGACAGGCCTGTCCACAGACACGCTTCAGCAGTTGAACTATGCGTCGGAGCTTCTCGACGTTTCCACATCGACTGTAACAGGATCTATAACCAAGTTAGAGAAGCAGATGGGTAATGCCGCAAACGGCACACAGTCTGCAATAGATAAATTTAATGAGCTCGGTGTTGCCTTCCTTGATGAAGAAGGCAACATGAGGAGCGCAGAAGATGTCTTCTGGGACAGCGTGGACGCATTAGGCCAGATTCAAAATATGAGCGAGAGGGACGCAGCGGCCATGGAGCTTTTTGGGCGCTCGGCTAAGGAACTCAATCCACTCATAGAGGCAGGCAGCGGAGCCTTCGCAGAACTCGCTGAGGAGGCCTCGGAGGTCGGGTACGTCATGGACGGGGAAACCCTCAATGCGTTTGGTGCTCTCGATGACAATATGCAGAGACTCAACAACATGAGTCAGGCAGTGTCCAATTCCTTCGGGCAGGTCCTGCTCCCGATCCTCACGGATCTCTCCGGTGATGCGGTGTCGCTCATGGGTGATCTGTCTGGAGCTTTAGCAGGTGCAGGTGGTGATATAGACCAGATCGGATCCATAATCGAGCAATTTGCGCCTCGTGCGGTTGCCCTGATTGAGTCTAATCTCCCGAAGATCATTTCGATAGTAGAACAGGTCTTCAATTCACTTTTGCCTGTCGTGTCTGCTATTGCGCCCCAGCTCCTCATTTTGGCAGGTCAGATAATTGAGCAACTGGCAATTTCAATCTCTGAAAATGCGGACTCATTCATCTCAGCTTTCAGCTCACTTTTTGAGTCTTTGGTCAATTCAGCGATTACATTACTCCCTGTTTTGATTCCGCTTGCGGTAGATCTGGTGAGCACTCTGGTGAGTGCTTTGATAGAGAACGCACCTTTGCTTTTAGAGGCGGCTTTGAGTCTCATTATGACGCTCTGCGAGCAGTTCCTTACGCCCGAAAACATAGCTGCCCTGACAAATGCAACTGTGCAGATAATTACCACTCTGCTAAACGGCCTCAGTGTGGCACTGCCCATCCTGATTCCTGCCGCGCTCAATGCCATCATGACCATTGTAGAGACACTTTTGAGCGGAGACTCGCTGAGTCAGATCTTGAGCGCAGCGTTGACTCTCATCACTACTCTGGCAGGTGCTTTGATTCAGTATTTGCCTCAGCTCATCGCTCGTTTGCCTGAGATTATTTTAGGCATTGTAGAGTTTTTGTGCGGTGACGGACTCCCTCAGATCATTGAGGCCGGTTTCACTCTCATTACTGCGCTGATTACAAATCTCCCTGAGATCATCGTTGCCATCGTAGGCGGCTTGATAGAGCTGGTTGCTGGCATGGTCGAGTATTTCACAGGCGACGGAGCCGATGACCTCTTACAAGCAGGTCAGGCCATGTTCGACGGCATCATCAACGGAGCGAGTGAATGGGGCCGAGACATGATTCAAAAATTCATTGACGGAATCATGGCGATGTGGGAATCACTTAAGTCAACACTCACTTCAGTTGGTGAATTGGTCAAGTCCATCCTGGGCTTCTCCGTGCCGGAAGACGGACCTCTTGCTGAATGGGGAATCAACAATCCTGGTGCGGATATGCTGAAACTATATTCAGACGGTATCAGGCAGGGAATGGCCGAGTTTGAGAGAACACTCGACGAGACGGCAAATACCATCAACGCTGACCTTGCTCCCGTTGATACTGATTACAGTATCGCCACGAGGTCTGAGGTACATCAGACGGTTGACTACACAGGCGGTCTCTCCAGGATAGAGCAGGCGATAGCATCGTCTGCAGCTGCGTCCGGTCTGCCTGAAGGACTGAAGATCATCGCTCCGATCTATATCGCCGGAGATCATATCGGCACCTATGTTGTCGATGCTCTTGACGAAAACAACTATGTTTCAGGAGGCTACTGATCATGTTAGGCAACTATCTTAAATTCAATAATGAGATATTTCCGAACCCGGTCACTCCATCGATGAGCTCCAAGACCATTGAGAACGTCGCGCAGAGTGAATCGGGAACGGATCTCATCTGCGTCGTAAGAGCCTCGAAGAAGTCCTGGTCTTTCAGTTTTGACCTTTCCTACACAAAGAAAGAGATCCTGCGAGATCTCTGTGAAGACGAATCGACTCAGATGGAGTATATGGGAAACACTTACACGGTCAGGCTCAGAGACTTCACGGAGAAGCTGGTTGAAGGATCAGAGTGGCTGTCAACTGTTGACGGTCTTTATCAATGCACGGTTAAAGTAACGGAGTTTTAAGATGTATCAGGTTTCAGACGAATACAAGGCAAAGATGCTCGACCAGGTGCAGACGCACCGTCTAAGAGGCACCTTGAACGGAACTATCAGCTTCACTGATAATGACGTTATCGGTGTCTCTTACTCTAACCAGTGTTCAGACAAGAAGGTCAATGTCGGCTCTGTATATGTCGGAACCCTGAAGCTCACATTCCTCAGAGACTTCCTGAACCGTGGCTCGTATTATGGCAAGACAATCACTATCTCAGACGGGCTCCTCTTGGGATATGACGAACATGATGTGCCTGTCTGGGAAGATGTGCCGATCGGGACATTTTACATAGCAGATGCGGTCTATCGAGCAGAGGGCATGGTTGACATTACCGCTTATGACTGTCTCTCACTCATGGACGAGCCCTGGCAGTCCACACAGGCACTCGGCACGCTGTATTCATATTGCAAGAGCATAGAGCTGAACACGGGTGCCGTGTTCGGAATGACACAGGAAGAGTGTGAAGCCCTGCCGAACGGATCGGAAAGTATCATGCCTTCCACGAACAACGAGATCAACACATACAGGGATCTGTTGCACGCGCTGGCTCAGTTTGCAGGCGGTTTCGCCACGGCCACGAAAGACGGTACCTGGGTGATCAAGACATATAAGACCGATCCGGTCACGATCATTCCTAAGAACAGAAGGTTCCAGAGTGCCAAGTATTCAGATTATACGACTCTGTATGACGGGATCTCATATACCGATATTCAGAGGGGCATAGAGAGGACTTTAGGACCTGCGACCGGTTCGATCATCGAGCTCGGTGCGAATCCGTTCTTGCAGTTCGGTTCGGTCATCACCAAGACACAGAGATGCGAGCAGATCCTTAATGCCGTCGCCCTGATAAGATATACACCTTTCAGCGTCAGTGCTCTTCCGGCTCTCGTTGCCCTGGACATGGGCGACGTTGTCAAGTTTACCGACGATTATACAGGCGGTTATACTCAAGGCGCGGTAATGCAGCTCTCCTGGACTTATAACAAGTCTGTTCAGCTGCAGTGCTTTGGCGAAAACCCGAAACTTGCATCGGTCCAGTCACAGTCGAGAAAAAGCATCTCGAGCCTGAGACAAAGCAGTGCGGATAATGAGATCAATTATTACCATTATTCCAATCTGGATGATTACAGTTTCGGACCGGAGACGGAAGTCCTTGTCGCAAAGCTGAGATTCACGGCCACGCACACGACCACGATCAAGATTTTCCATGAGATCATAATGGACATGACAGCTGATCTCTCAGCTGACTGCTCCTATGAGGTCCACTACTATCTTGACGGTAATCTGCTTCCTTACAAGCCTTACGAGCGTATCGGAGGCATCTACGGAA